TGGAAACTATGATGTTAATATAGTAGGAGTAAGAAACTCTGATACTGGTAAAACAGTAACTAATCTATTTGATGATAAGATAACTCTATCTTATAAGTTAGATGGAGTATGGCAGTATCATGAATGGGACAACACAACTGAGCCCGGTAAAAAAGGAGTTACACAATATCACAATGCTAATGGTGTAGCTAGATTAGTACCAGGACAATATAGAGGAGTATATGCCATATCTAAGCACCAAGGAAAGTATGAAGCTCTGTGCCAAAGATTAGGTAATGTAACTGTATGGAGAGATAAAAATAAAAACATGACCTTTGATGAGGTTGAAACAGATACAGGAATGTTTGGTATAAATATACACAAAGCAGGGACTGTTTCAAACTTTGTAGAAAATTGGTCAGAAGGATGCCAAGTATTTAAAAGAGTAAAAGATTTTGATGAGTTCATGAAAATAATAAATAAAGCTAAAGACTTTCATGGCAATCATTTTACATATACTTTACTAGAGAGTAAAGATATTAATTAATTAAACAAACAATTATGAAATTTAGAAACAGCTGGAAATCAGCAACAAAACAATGGGACAAGATATCTATAAGATTTAGATTATCTTCAATAGATGTATTTACTTTAGAGATAGATATCTCTAGAGAATTTTACATGCTAACAATATTAAACTTAACAATTAAAAACAGATAATATTAATTATAAAAACTAAAATAAAATGAAAACAAAATGTATGAGTTGTGGAGGCCCCACAACAAAAAAAATGCAAGCAGGAGGAACTGCTAAAAAAATACAAGCAGGAGGAACTCTTCCAAAAGCACAAAATGGTGGCTTTCCAAATATGAAAAAAGTAATAGATAGAAGACAAGCTGAAAAAACAGGACATATGTATCCATATCCAAAGAAAAAAATTAAGATTACTTTTACTCCTCCAGTAAAAAAAACTATATCAACTATTAAAAAAACTATATCAAATATAGTAAAACCTAAACCTAAACCTACAACACCAAAAATGGAATTAGGAGGATCTCTTGAAACTTTTCAAAATGGTGGAGGCAAAAAAAGAAGAGGTTGGCAAATGGACATGGATCCATTACTTCATAGAAAAGATAGATGTGATTATAAAAAAAAGAAAAAATTATCACAACTTAATGCTAAAGATAAAGCTGGAAGAATTTTAAAAGGAGTTGGTAAAGTTGCTTTAGGTACAGCAGCTGTTGCTGGAGCAGGAGCAATTGCATACAAAAAAAGTCCACGTTTTAAAATGGCTTTTGATCAATTTAAAACAGATGTTAAAGATAAATTAGGTTTACAAAAAGGTGGTATAGTAAAAAAATATCAAAACGGAGGTCCTACAGATAGTTTAAAAGTAATTAAAAAGGAAGGAAAACTAGCAGTAAAAACTGAAAAGCAAAAACAAGCAGCTGCAAAAAAAACAGCAGCTCTTGCTAAAAAAATAGCAAAAGCAAAAGAAAATGCTAGACTAAATTTAGAATGGGAAAGAATGAGTGAAGATGAAAAAGATGCTATCATTAGACAACAAAGAAGTAGGTTCTAAATAACATCTTATTTAAGATATAATAATCCAGGTAATTTAATTTATCTGGATTTTTTTTGTTTAAATATTTTTTATTTAAACTTTTATAGTATATTTGTTTAAACTTTAAAAATATAAACAATGGAAAATGTAAATCAACAAGAACAAGAACAAGAATTAACTCCTGAACAGTTAACAGAACGTAAGGAACAAATGCTTTCTTTTTACAAAGAATCTATACCTTATTTAGAGGCTCAATTAAATTATGAAAACTTACTAACTAGTATAGATGAAGTAAGATTTAAAAGAACTAATATTCAAATGCAGTATGCTATGTTAGCATCAGAAATGCAAGAAGGACCAGAAGAAGAAACTACTGAACCTACTAAAAGAACATTAAAGAAAAAGTAATCATGGCTTTAGTTAACCAGGTACAGAAACGTGTAAAAATGCCCAAGTGGGACATTGTTAAATTTCAGATTTTAACTCATTGTTATGTTAATCATATAACAATGAGTGATTCTGATCTTAACTGTCTTACTCTATTAAGTTTTAACCAACCAATAGAACTTACTCATTTTTGTTATGATGCTTCTGCAGAAGATGAAAAAATATTTAAGTCTTCTCAAACAGTAAGAAATTCTTTAAATAAATCAGAAAAAAACAATCTTATAATAAAAGATGATAGTAATAAAAAACTTATAATGTTAAATCCAAGTTTAAAAATACAAACTCAAGGTAAAATATTATTAGATTATAAATTTTTAGATAATGATTCCGAAGAAGTCTAGTATTTTATATAAACCTGTTGCAGAAGAATTAAACATTAGTGAAACACTTGTTGAAGATTTAATTTCTTTTTATTACAAAGAAGTTAGATTTCATTTAAGTAGTTTGTCACATCCTAGAATTAATGTAGATGGTTTAGGACACTTTGTTGCAAAAAGTTTTTTTATTGAAAAAACAATACCTAGACTTACTAATAAACTTATGATACATGACACATCTACTTTTAATGCATATTTTAGTAAAAAACAATCTGAATTAAAATTAGAAAGTTTAATTGCTTTAAAAATAAAAATTGATGAAGAAGCTAATAGAAAAATTGAATTTAAAAAAATAAAAAATGAAGGATTTATTAAAAACAATTTGGAAAAATAAAAGTAAAATTTTTGAAGGTATTAAAAATTCAATTATTAAAGATGAAGTAGTTGAAGAAATTTCAAGATTAAGAATGGATATTTGTAATGAATGTCCTAGTAAAGGTAAAAAATGTGCAGTAAAAGGTACAGGTCCTTGTTGTAATGAATGTGGATGTTCTTTAGCATTTAAGACAAAATCATTATCTTCTGATTGTCCATTAGATAAATGGAAAGCTTTTATGACAGAAGAAGAAGAAGATAAATTAGACACTATAAAATAAATTATTATGAGTATAAGATTTGATGCAAAAGATCATAGTTATATTAGTATAGATGATTCTGAAAAAATTAATTGGATAAGTGTTACAACTCTTATTTCTCATTTTAAAAAAAGTTTTGATGCTAAAGCAATTGCATTAAAAGTAACAAAAAATAAAAAATCTAAATGGTTTGGAATTGATCCAAAAACAATTGAAGAAATTTGGAACAATGAATCAGATAGAGCTACTACATTAGGAACATATTATCATAACCAAAGAGAATCTGATTTATGTTCATTAGCTTCTATAGAAAGAGAAGGCATAACTATACCAGTTTTTAATCCAAGTGGAGAAACTGATGGTATAAGAGTTGCTCCTTTACAAAAATTAGATCCAGGAATATATCCTGAACATATGGTATATCTTAAATCAAAAGGATTATGTGGACAATCTGATTTAGTTGAAATAGTAAATGGTAGAGTAAACATCATAGACTATAAAACTAATAAAGAAATTAAAAAAGAATCATTTAAAAATTGGGAAGGAATATCTGAAAAATTAAAGGATCCTGTAAAACATTTAGATGATTGTAATTATAATCATTATGCTTTACAGTTAAGTTTTTATATGTATATTATATTAAAGCATAACTCAAAGTTATTACCAGGAAAAATATTTATACATCATGTAGTATTTGAAGAAGAAGGTAGAGATGAGTTTGATTATCCAATAACAAAATATAATCATAATAATGATCCAGTTGTAAAAGAAGTTATACAAATACCTATGCCTTATCTATATGATGAGGTTATTTCAATACTTAACTACATAGAAGATAACCCTATTAAAAAAATAAAATGATAATTAAACTATTTGATATAGAAAATGGTGTAGTAGTTCCTACAGAACACTGTTATACTTTAAAAGCATTAAAAGATGTTATGGATGAATATCCAGAAGAACATCTTAAAATTTACTTATATTTATTTTATATGAGTTGTCCAAATCCTGATTTAAATCCTTTTTTTTATACTCCTGAAATGGATAAAGAAGATTTAATATTAAAACAAATAGATTCTGATTTTTCAGTAGAAGATAAAACTATCCATATAGCATTACAGTTTTGTCAAAGAATGTATGAAACACCAACTTCAAGAGCTTATAAAGGTATTGCCTCTATGTTGGATAGATTAGCAAGATATATGGAAACACAGAGCATTACAGATGGTAGAGATGGCAATATAAACTCTATTGTAAGTGCTGCAAAAAACTTTGATCAAATTAGATCATCTTTTAAAGGTGTATATAAAGATCTTCAAGATGAACAATCAAGTAAAGTTAGAGGTGGTATTGGTATGGCATATGATCAATAATCATGGAAGAAATATATAATAATATACCAACTTGGGATAATGGTAAATGGACTGTTACTGATTTTAAATCAAGAGAGTTATTTTCTGATTTTATTTTTGGTTTATTTAAAGAACCTGGTAAATATAAATTTGATGAAACAAGTTTTTTATTTAATCAACAAGGAGAATTATTTAGAGAAAATAAAGTTTATTGTACAGCACCATTTAAATCTAAAGACTTTGTTAACTATTGGGATGATCAAAAATTAAAATGTAGAAAAGGTGTAATCTTTAAATCTAAAGATGATACTTGGTTTATTACAAGAGACTACTATATGTGGTTAAACTTTTTACCAATCTTTGATAAAGAACAACAAAAGTTTGACTTTGCAAAAATTAGAGATGCTCAGTATCATATGGCATTATATGAACTACTTGCAGAACTTAATTATAAACATGTTGCTATTTTAAAGAAACGGCAGATAGCATCTTCTTACTTTCATATATCTAAGTTACTAAATCAGTTATGGTTTGAAGAAGGAGTTACCTTAAAAATGGGTGCTAGTCTTAAAGATTATATTAATGAAAAAGGATCTTGGAAATTTCTTGCAGAATATGCAGCATTTCTTAATCAACATACCGCATGGTATAGACCTATGAATCCTGATAAAATTCTAATGTGGCAACAAAAAATTGAAATTAGAAAAGGTGATAGAAAAACTGAATCAGGTTTAAAAGGTACAATGCAAGGAATGTCTTTTGAAAAAGATCCTACAAATGGTGTTGGTGGACCAGTAAAATATTTCTTTCATGAAGAAGCAGGTATTGCTCCTAAGATGGATCAGACTTATGAGTATATGAGACCTGCAATGAGATCAGGTTTAACAACTACAGGAATGTTTATTGCTGCAGGATCAGTAGGTGATTTATCACAATGTAATCCTCTAAGAGATATGATATTAAATCCTAACTCAAAAGATGTATATGCTGTAGAAACAAATTTATTAGATGATAAAGGTACTTTAGGTTTGTCAGGTTTATTTATTCCAGAACAATGGTCTATGCCTCCTCATATTGATTTATATGGTAACTCACTTGTTGAAGAATCTCTTATAGCATTAGATGCTCAATTTGAAAAATGGAAAAAAGAATTAAATCCAGAAGATTACCAATTAAGAATATCTCAGCATCCAAGAAATATAAAAGAAGCATTTGATCACAGATCTATATCAGTTTTTCCTACACATTTAATTGCAGCACAAGCAAGAAGAATTGAGGAAAAAGAATATGCTTATGAATTTTTAGATATCAGTACAGATTCTGATGGAAAACCTTCTGTTACAACAAGTAATAAAAGACCTATAATAGAATTTCCAATATCTAAAAAAACAGAAGATAAAACAGGAGTATTAGTAGTATGGGAAAGACCAATTAAAGATCCAACTTTTGGACAATACTATGCTTCAATTGACCCTGTATCTGAAGGAAAAACTACAACATCAGAATCATTGTGTTCTATATATGTAATGAAAGCTCCTGTAGAAGTTACTAGAATAAGTGGAACTGAAACAGAAACATATGTTGAACAAGATAAAATAGTTGCTGCTTGGTGTGGAAGATTTGATGATATTAATAAAACTCATCAAAAACTAGAACTTATAATAGAATGGTATAATGCATGGACAGTTATAGAAAATAATATTTCTTTGTTTATTCAATATATGATATCTAGAAAAAAACAAAGATATTTAGTACCTAAAGGACAAATTATGTTTTTAAAAGATATTGGTTCTAATGCAAATGTATTCCAGGAATATGGTTGGAAAAATACCGGTACATTATTTAAAGCACACTTACTAAGTTATACTATAGAATATACCAAAGAAGAATTAGATGTAGAAACTAAAACAGATGGTACTATTGTAAGAACTAAATACGGTATAGAAAGAATACCTGATCCTATGTTACTTAAAGAAATGCAGGAATATGCAGATGGTGTCAATGTGGATAGACTAGTTTCTTTTGCTGCACTTGTTGCATTTATGAGAATACAACAATCTAATAGAGGATATTCTAAAAGAGTGGTTATGGATGATGCTGCTAAAAACTTGCAAAAGTCAGAAAATTTGTTTAAATTAAATAAGAATCCCTTTCGTCATGTTGGAGGAAATAGATTACCTAATAGATCAAATAATAAAAGATCACCATTTAATAACTTAAAGTAAAATATTATGGAAATAATAAATGCCATACAAGCAAAAAAAGGGAAGAAAACTGAAAATAATAGAATTGGAAGTATTACTCAACCATTGCAATTTTTATCTAATAAAGAAAAAACAGATGAATGGGCAGCATGGAATTTAGATTGGATTGAATGGCAAGGAATAAGACAAATCCGAAATAATGCAAGAAGATTAATGAAGAATTATAAACTTGCAAAAGGTGTTATAGATAAATCAGATTACATTGTTGAAGAAAATAATGAAATGAGAGATATTGTAGATATTCTTACCAAAGAAGATACATCTGCTTTAGAATTAAAATTCTATCCTATTATTCCAAATGTTATAAATGTACTTGTTGCTGAGTTTGCAAAAAGATCTTCTAAACTTACTTATCGTGCTATTGATGAAAATTCACATAATGAAATGATGGAGCAAAAAAGAGCAATGGTTGAAGAAGTTTTAATGGCAAATGCTCAAACTAAAATAGTTGCTGCATTAGTTGCTCAAGGAATGGATCCTGATTCTGAAGAAGCACAAAAAGAAACAGCACCAGAAAAATTAAAAACACTACCAGAAATAGAACAATTTTTTAGAAAAGATTATAGATCTATGGTAGAAGAGTGGGCATCTCATCAACATAAAGTAGATGTAGAAAGATTTA